TGGTTGCGCGGACCTTCCAATGCGGTCGGATCAAACAGAAAATCGATATCGCCGTTTTCAAAGTGCCAATCGCGGTTGACCTCACGCATATACCCATCCACGGCACGGTTGGCTGCATCCGGATATGACGGGCCGATTGCCGCAAGATAGTCCACAGGTACGGCAGGCTTTGTCCGGTAGTAGTCCGCAAGAAGACGGACTGCGGCAGCGTAGTCGCCGTCGGATACCGCGCGGCTGCAGGCATCGCTGATACGGGCGGGATCTATGACGTCGAACAGTTCATTGAGATGCGCGGCATATTTTTCCGATACAGCGGAATCCCGGATAGCGTCAGCCGGCAGATGCGCTGCGAGAATATCTTTCCATGATATAATTTTCATTTTTATATCTCTTTCTGTAAATTCTTATTTACCGTTATTCAATTATATCAATTATATCATATGCACACTTGCATTACAAGCGTTTCGCCCTTTGTGTATATCGCAGAATGTCATAAATCTGCCGCAAACCCCTTGCTATTTCTGTAGTTCAGAGTGATATATATACTACCGATTTGGAAAGGGGATTTTTCATGGACAAAAACAATCTGTACGATGCTCTGGAAGAACTGATTCTGGAGCGGATCAACACGCACCACCGCGACGAACCCGAATCCGTGGGACAAGCGTATGTCAGGCTGACGGAAGTCACGGACAAACTGCGGGAGACCTTCACCGAAGGACAGCGGCGGATCTTCACCGAATGCGAGAATGCCTACGGTGTTTACGAAGGCGAAACGATCAATTTCTACTACCGGGCAGGATTTTCGGACGCGATTCGCTTCCTGTTCGGATGGACGGACAGCACACAATGGAGGGATGGAAAATGGAACTGAGATTCAACGTAACCGGCTCCGACCGCAAAAGACTGGCGGCGGCAATCAGCGAATTTACACAGTGCAGAGCAGAGTACCAGTACATGCCGACTTGTGCTTATGTCATCGGAGCGTACACCCTCACGAAGGAAGGGATACTGATCTGTGAGGAAAGTGAAATTCCGACTTCCCTTCTCAGCCATCTTGAGGGTGCCGGTTTCACCGCTGAGAGAGATGAAGAACTGGAACCCGAAGAGGAGCACGGAATCTCCATTCAGATGCCGGCGGCGGCTTTCACCGAACAATCTCTCCGTAACCTTCACGCTCTGGTTGAAACCAAGAGTGAACTCATCCAAAAGGCTCTCGGGATCACCGCACTGCCCATCAACCGGATCGACGATAGGATCGACTTCCCGTGGTTTGATGAGGATTCCACAACGGAGGAACTGCAGGCGTATATGCACTTCATCACGGCACTCTGCGATATGGCTCGGAATCAGAAGCGGATCAATACCTGTGAGCAGAAGACGGACAACGAGAAGTACGCTTTCCGGTGCTTCCTCCTGCGGCTTGGATTCATCGGAGCGGAATACAAGACGGAACGGAAGATACTGCTGCAGAACCTGACAGGTTCATCGGCATTCAAAGGAGGACGGAACAATGCTTGTACCGAGTAACGAAATCATCGCCGGTCTTCGGAAGTTGTTTCCGAAAGGATGCCGAGTGGAGTTGATCCGCATGGACGATCCGCAGGCACCGCCTGTCGGGACAAAAGGAACTGTCACCCATGTCGATGACATCGGGACGATCCATGTGGTATGGGACAACGGCTCCAGTTTGGGCGTGGTGTACAGCGAGGATGAATGCCGTAAAATACACAGTATTCCGCTGAAATGATTGTGTACTATATATTTAGAATATCGCTTGCTATTCTACTGACTTAGAGGTAATATGGGTGTACCGCAAGGGAAACAAACACAGACAGAGAGGTACACACAATGCTTACTACAAGATTTGGAATCCATCAAACGGAGGTGGTGCCTATCCGAAAACTGAAGAAATACACACCCACGGAATTCATGGCGGAGGATTCTCACTATAGGTACACCGATGACGGCGGCAAGACAAAAGCCATCGATCATCCGCTGTATCACCTGCTCCATGATGAACCGAATCCGGAGATGAGTTCCTTCGTATTCCGCGAAACGCTCATGACCCATCTGCTTCTCTGGGGCAATGCCTACTCGCAGATCATCCGAAACGGCAAGAACGAGATCATTGCTCTGTATCCATTGATGCCGAACAAGATGACGGTCGAGAGGGACTCCTCCGGTCAGCTTTACTACAGCTACTATCGCGGCTCGGATGAAGCTTACCATGATCGCGAAAACACCGTCATTCTCCGTCCGACCGATGTCCTGCACATTCCCGGACTTGGTTTCGATGGTCTTGTCGGCTACAGCCCCATCGCAATGGCGAAAAATGCCATCGGCATGGCAATCGCCTGTGAGGAATACGGGGCAAAGTTTTTCGCCAACGGCGCGGCTCCGGGCGGTGTGCTGGAACATCCCGGCACCATCAAGGACCCTGCACGTGTGCGTGAAAGCTGGCAGTCCACCTTCGGCGGCAGCGGAAACGCAAACAAAATCGCAGTCCTCGAAGAAGGCATGAAGTACACGCCGATCGGCATCGCACCCGAACAGGCACAGTTTCTGGAAACCCGTAAGTTCCAGATCAACGAGATCGCTCGAGTTTTCCGTGTCCCGCCGCACATGGTCGGTGACCTGGAGAAGTCGAGCTTTTCCAATATTGAACAGCAGTCCCTTGAATTCGTGAAATACACGCTCGATCCGTGGGTGATCCGGTGGGAACAGTCCATCCAGAGAGCCCTATTAAATAAGGAAGAAAAAACACAGTATTTCGCCAAGTTCAATCTGGAAGGACTGCTCCGAGGGGACTACCAGTCCCGAATGCAGGGTTACGCCGTCGGTCGGCAGAACGGTTGGATGTCTGCGAATGACATCCGCGAGTTGGAGAATCTCGACCGGATTCCCGAGGAAGAAGGCGGAGACCTTTATCTGATCAACGGCAATATGCTCCCGATGAAAAATGCCGGAGCGTTCGCCGATAACATAAATACTACCGGAAAGGAAGATGAAACCAATGAAGAAATTCTGGAAATGGACAAATCTGGTGGAAACCGATCCCTCAGCCGAACGCGTCCTTGAACTGTACGGAACGATTGCGGAAGAAAGCTGGTACGACGATGATGTTACGCCTGCTATGTTCCGCAGTGAACTGTTCAGCGGCAATGGACCGGTGACGATTTGGCTGAACAGTCCGGGCGGCGACTGTCTTGCAGCAAGCCAGATTTACACCATGCTGATAGACTACAAAGGCACAGTCACCGTTGTGAGCATCGGCGGGACGGAGTATGAGATGGTTCTCACAACCCGTGCGACCAAGGAAATCGCCGGACGGTACGGCGGTCTGGAAAATCTCGGGCAGAAGCTGATGAAATCCGAGAACTTTGAGATGGCAATCGATGAGGTGGTGTGGCTCATCACGCTCCTCGCCAATCAGAGTGTTCTGATCCACAATCTCAAGAATCCGGACAACAAAAAGGAACTGCTCACGGCAGAAGTTGTCGAACTGCTGACTTCTCCACTTGAACTGGCGGCATATAAGAATGCCATCATGGAAGCCATGTTCAAGGGTACCAAGCGCAATGTGGAAAGCGAAAACACATCAAAAAACGTAACAGTCGGGTAAGTGACGAGGAACTCTTTACCCGACTGCTTTATTTCGGAATGGCACAGCTGCACATCCCGTTCGACGAAGTGTGGCTGATGCCGTTCGGCTATTTGCTCGACCTTTGGGAATACCACCGGCAGTTCACCGGCATGGAAAAACCGAAGCGTAGGTGTACATTGACGATATAATTCCCGATGGAATCTAACAGACAGGAGGTGGTCAGATGGCAGACGATTTCGGGCTGAAAATCGGTCTTGAGGGCGAGAAGGAGTTCAAAAAGGCACTCGCCGATATCAATCAGTCGTTCAAAGTCCTCGGCTCCGAGATGGAACTGGTGGCATCGCAGTTTGATAAGCAGGACAAATCCGTCGAGGCTCTGACCGCCAGAAATACGGCTTTCAACAAAGAGATTGACGCGCAGAAACAGAAGATTTCCACGCTGGAGCAGGCTCTGAAGAATGCCGCTGACTCCTTCGGAGAGAACGACAAGCGTACGCAGAACTGGCAGATTCAGCTGAACAAGGCAAAAGCCACGCTCAACGGGATGGAGAAGGAACTGTCCGACAACGAAAAATCCCTCGACGATATTGCCGAAGGAATGAAGGATGCCGCCAAGGAAGCGGATGAGTTCGCCGATGAACTGAACGATGCCGCTGACGAAGCACAGGAATCCGGTGGAAAGTTCGAGAAACTCGGCTCTGTGGTCAAAGGGATCGGTGCAGCGATGGGAGCAGCCTTTGCAGCTGTGGGTACCGCCGCAGTTTCTGCCGGAAAAGCCATGGCGGATATGGCTGTGGATGCCGCCGCATATGCGGACGAGATGATCACGCAGTCCACGGTCACGGGCATGAGTGTTGAAAACCTGCAGGCGTACGCTTATGCCGCCGACCTTGTGGATGTATCTCTGGAAACGCTCACAGGCTCGATGGCGAAGAACGTGAAATCCATGGCAAACGCCGCCGAGGGTTCCGCGAAATACGCTGAAGCCTATGAGAAACTGGGTGTTTCCATCACCAATGCAGACGGGACGCTCCGGAACAGCGAGGAGGTTTACTGGGAGGTCATTGACGCTCTTGCTGGTGTGGCGAACGAGACGGAACGGGATGCCATTGCCATGCAGCTGTTCGGCAAAAGTGCGCAGGCCCTCAATCCGCTGATTGCACAGGGTTCCGAAGGGATCGCGGCACTGACCGAAGAAGCGAAACAGATGGGCGCGGTACTCAGTGAGGACAGTATTTCCAAACTCGGTGAGTTCGACGATGCTGTTCAAAGACTGAAACAAGGTTCGGAGGCGGCACAGCGCGTTCTCGGAACCGTCTTTCTTCCGGAACTGCAGACTCTCGCGGATTCCGGTGTCCAACTGCTCGGGGAATTTACTTCGGGTATCGCGGCGGCAGGATCGGACTTTGGTGAGATCAGTGAGGTCATCGGGAACACTGTCGGAAGCATTGTTTCGATCCTGATGGAGCAGATTCCGCAGTTCGTGCAGGTCGGCATGGAAATCGTTATGCAGCTCGGCGGAGCGATTACGGACAACCTGCCGATGCTAGTGGAGTGTGCGTCGGAGATTATTGTCACCCTGCTTGACGGACTGATCGCCGCACTTCCCGGAATTACGGAAGCCGCCGTTCAGCTTGTGGCCATGTTTGCGGATGCGATTGTGGAGAACCTTCCCTCTCTGGTAGAAGCGGCAATTCAGATGGTAGCAACCCTCGCAAGCGGTATCGCAGAAGCCATGCCGGAGTTGATTCCCGCCGTAGTCGAAATGGTCACGATGGTGGTACAGACGATCATCGACAATGTGCCGATGCTGCTTGATGCCGCATTGGAACTTGTTCTCGGTCTGGCACAGGGGATTCTTGACTCCATTCCGCAGCTTGTTGAGGCACTGCCGGAACTCATCACATCCATCGTGGAATTCATCGTATCGGCGATTCCGCAGATCATAGAAGCCGGGATTCAGCTTCTGACCGCACTGGTCGAGGCGTTACCGGAAATCATCGAAACCATTCTGGCCGTCCTGCCGCAGATCATCGAAGG